TCCCACCAGAAGATCGAGACCTGGTTGTAAAGCGGCGCGCCGGCGTAACCGACGCCGGCCGCGAATGGCGTGTGATTGGTGATCGTCGCCGGGTAGCCGTAGATTCTTGCCAGATCGATATAGAAGGAGCCGTTCTGGCTGCCCCGGCTGGTCAGCCGGTCGACGATGGCGATCTGCTGGGCCTCCAGGCCCACCGGCGCCGGCAGGTCCGGGTCGGGAAGGGCGAACACCCGGAACCAGTCGGGGATCAGCTCGTCGGCCGTGGCGGGGATGGCCTCGGTCTCCAGGTCGGCGAAGCGCCCGTCGATGCGGGACAACTCGTCGGCGAGGCCGAGGGCCAGATTGCCCACGTTCGAGGCCGGGTCGCGGTTCCACGCCACGCCGGGCGGCGTCAGCCGTTGGAGCTGATCCTGGTAAGCCTCTGAATCGTGGGTCACCGACATCGGTCAGACCGGCTCCCAGGTGATGGCGCCCAGGGTCGGCAGCTCATAGGCGGTGGGTGTTATCGCGCCGGCGGGCGCGGTGACGATGGCGTCGGTGACGCCCTCGGCGTCGCTGATCGCCTGGTTGTACTGGAAGGCGCTGATCCCGGCGCCGGGCGCGCCCAGAGTGGTGAACAGGTCAGCCAGCTCGGCCTGGATGGCGGCTTGCACCGGGGCGGTGTTGGGGGCGATCTCGATGGTGAAGGCGACGGCCAGAGGGGTCGGCGCCAAGGCGTAGACGACGGCCGTCTCCGGCGCGACGCTGTCGAGATAGGTTTGCATCGCCGTCACGTCGGCGTCGAGCGGGAAGATGTCCTCGCGGCCGTCGAAGACGAAGAACAGGCCGACGGTGCCGAGGCCCATCCAGAGCGGCCGTTCCCAGGCGCGGGTGACGCCTGGAACCGTGCCGTCCAGCGCCCAGGCCGCGTAATCACCCGGTCCGCCGCCCATCGGGGGCCTTTGCATCCGGGCCAGCACTTGGGCCAGCAGCGCCTCCGGCGTCTCGGCGTCGGTCCCGACGATGTCCGCTCCGGTGACCGCGAAGGCCGACGAGACGCCGGCGATCGGCGTCGCCAGGTTCAGGACGACGCCCACCTCGGCCGAGCCGATCGAGCCGGGCGCGCTCGCCGCGACCGGACAGGTGACGACGCCGTCCGCCACCGTCGCGTCGGCGGTGGTCACGTAATCGAACTGGTCGGACCGGGCGAGGACGGTGCCGGAGGGCACGTCGGTTCCGTTGACGCAGGCGCCGGTGCTGGCGGCCGTCCCGACGCCGGCCGTCGGCGCCGCCGGCGTGATCCCGAACATCGCCGCCCAGCGGGTCAGGTGGGCCAGATCGGCGGTGTCGGGGATGACGTTGAGGGCAACCGTCTGGAGAGCCCCATAGAGGGCGTCGCAAGCGCCGGCGTGCATCGCCGCGACGCCGCCGAGGAACGAACGCCGCAGCCGGGAATCGGCGCCGGGGATGCGGCCGTTCAGGTCGTTCTGCGCGCGGGTCAGGAGCGCCGAGCGGGCCGGTCGGGCGAAGGAGGTGCCAGTCGCGGTCATGAGTTCTGCCACACGAAGTCGAAAGGCCCGCGCGACGGCGCGGCGGGACGGTTGATGGTCACCGAGATCGAGAACCAGCCGAGCTGCGGGAAGCTGGCGACGGCGGCGATGCCGCTGGCGATGCCGTCCTCGACCAGCCACGCCAGTGCGTCCCGCGCATATTGCTGGGCCTTGGCGAGCACGTCGGGGGTGTTCTTCGAGCGAGCTAACAGCCACAGCTTCGAGCCGGTGACATCGCCGGGGATCGGGGCATAGGTGTCCGCCCACCAGCCGCGCCGATCGCCGCCGGGATTGGGCAGTTCGTCGTCGTCGGCCGCGCGGGCGTCGCTGAACAGGCTGATGATCACGGCGGTCCGCATGCCGTCGTCTCCGGCGAGATAGCCGTCGACGAGGGTGATGTCGAAGGCGAGCTGGCCGGCCGTCCCGACCTGGGTGAGGGCGATATCCATCAGGCGGCCGTGACCTTGGCCGAGCCGCCGCTGATCGTGCCGGCGCCCAGGTCGACCGGGTCGCCGACTCTGGCCACCGCCGGACCGCCGGTCGCGCCGAGGGTGACTGCCGGCGCGGTGACATCGACCTCGACCGCCGAGGTGACCGTGACCTTCAGCGGGCTGTCGATGACGATGCCGGCGCGGGTGAGATGCACCTTCTGGCCCAGATCGTCGTAGAGGGCGACCTCGCCGGCGGCGAGACCCTTGAGGCGGTAGCGGCGGTCCTCGACCGCGACGACGATGCCATGGCTGCGCAGGCCGCCGACACAGGCCATCACCGCCTCGGCGCCGGAGTGCGGGACGGAGGTGTAGCCATATTCCTGAAACCGCTCGATCCCCTCGGCCGTCTCGCCGGAGAGAAGGGTCAGCTGCAGGGACTGGGCGGTCATCGTGTCGTCGATCACGGTCAGCACCGCGCGGCCGATCGCCATCGTCGCGCGCCGGCGGGCATCCTTGAGGCCCAGTTTCAGCGCCTCGATCATCCGCCCCTCCCGCGCGCGCCGCGGCCGGCGTGGCGGCTGACCAGGCGCGACAGGCTCGGCCCCTTCACTTCGCCGAGGCTATAGGCCTCGGGCCGGATCACATGGATCTCCGCCGTCGTGCCGTTATCCGAGCACTCCAGCTTCACCTCCTGGATCAAGAGGGTGTCCACGAGGCCGAGGTCGGGCGCGTTCACCGGCACGAGGGTGTTCGGCGACCACAGATTGCCGCTGGCGTCGGCGTCGCCTTGGACGATCAGCTTGCCGGTCTGCGAGCGGCCGGCGCGTACGGTGGCGGCGAACTTGGCCCTGTCGGTCGCCGAGCCCGTGTCGGCCTGATCCTCGGCGAGGATCATCAGCGGACGGTAGCGGGTGACGGCGGGATCGGTCGCCTGGGCGGTCACTTGGGCCACCGTGGCGCCGCTGTCCTGATCGTTGCCCTGCCGGTTGCCCTTGACGACATAGAGGCTGAATCTCTCGGCGGCCGAGTGCTTGGCCGAGCCGTCCTTGATGTTGCCGACAGCGCCGAGGGTCAGCGTTCCGTCCGCCGCCGACGTGCCGGGATTGACGATGACCAGGTCGCCGGTCGGCGTCTCCATCGGCAGCACGCCGCGCTGCTGGCAGAGGCGGTCGATGGCGTCCTTGACGCTTTCGGCCTGTTGCAGGGCGAACGCGGCGAACGGCGCGCCGGTGTCGGCCATGGCGCTGACCGAGATCGAGAAAGGCGAGCAAAGATCTGTGACGATCTGCTCCAGCTGGCGCCCGGTCCAGCGACCGGGTTGATTCATCGCCGAGCAGTCGACCAGGTCGCCGCACCGGCCACGGCCCCGGATGACGATCTCGTGCTCCTCGGCTCCTTCCTTCGGCTCGACCTCGTCGACCCAGCCGGTGATGCGCAGCACGCCGCCGATCAGCACCTGCACCGCGTCGCCGGTCTGCACGGCCCACTGTTGCGGCTGGCCCGGCCAGCGGTCGTTGACGGTCGCCTCGAAGATCCCAGCCAGCGCGTCGAGGCTGGTGGTGACGCTGATCTTCTCCCAGCCGCCGTAGCTCTGGCCGTTGATCAGCAGCTCGTAGGGATTGGCGAAGGCGCTAGCCATTGGGGCTCAACACCTCCAGCGCCACGCCGCCGGGGACGAATCCTGGCCACGCCAGGCCGTTGCGGGCCACGATCGCCTCGGTCTCCTCGGCGTCGCCATAGAGCCGCTGTGAGATCACCACCGCCGGCTCGGTCGCCGCCGGCGTGAAGGCGTAGAGTCGGGCCAGCGATGCGCCGCGCGCGGTGACATCGGCGATCATCGCCAGGCGCAAGCCGTCGATCGAGCCGGCGAGTTCGTCGTCGCCATTGTCGGCGATCGACGTGGCGAGGCAGTCGAGCTGGGTGCCGAGGGGGTCGCGGATCGCGACGGCGTCGTCGTAGCTGGCGAAGTCCATACCGGCGACAACGGTCACCGCGGCTTGCGCCGCCGCGCATTGCACCGCCTGGACAAGCTGGGTCTGATTGCCGGCCTGCGCCGCGCGCGTGGGCGTGATCGGTTCGACCGGCGGCAGGTCCGCGCCCCACGTGATCAGGCCGCTCAGCGCCCCGAGGCCGCCATCGGCCGTCGTCGCCTGCGCGGCCACGCCGGCGAAGGCCGAGCAGAGCGTGGTCGCCAAGGCGTCGGGCGCGGCGAGCAGCGCGGCGGCGCCGACGGTCAGGCCGGCGATGGTCTGGCCGACTGCGAACGCGCCAGCGGCGAGTGGCTGAACGGCGGCGAGCGCCGTGGTGAGCGCGGCGCCGGCGTTGGCCAGCAGCCCCTGCGCGGCGCCCTGGACGACGGCCCCGTCGGAGAGGTCCAGATTGGCGGTCAAAGTGTCGCCGATCGCCGGCGCGACGGCCGCGGCGGCCGTCGTGGCCGCGCCTTGCGTGTCGGACGCGGCCGAGGGCGCGGTGTCCTGGCCATACTCGACGAACTGCATCGAGAATGTCGCCATGCCCCCGGCGGCCGTCGCCTCGACCACGTCGCAGGTGTCGAGGATCGCCTGGACGGTCCCGAGGTAGGGATGGATCAGCGTGCCTGGCCCGTCGGCCTCGGTGGCCGCGATCAGGGCGTCGCGGTCGGTGAAATAGTCGTCGCCGAGGACGAAGACCTCCAGCGACCAGCGCCGCAGGCGCCGGCCCAGATCCTCGGTGTTGCCGGTGTCGCGCTGCGGATACTCGTGGGGCTTGTTGCGCCGGCCGAAGCTGGCGCGGGACTCGGTCACATAGAAACCCGCGCCCCGGAAGCTGCCCTCCTGAAACTCATCCTTCCAGCTCATCCGGGAAAGCCGCCCCGGCTGATGGTCGCGTCGATGCCGGTCGCCTTGACGCTCTTGACCGCGGCTTTGCCGTCCGGGTTGTGCAGGGTGATGTCGAGCTTGCCATGCGGCGCGGCGGCGGCGGCGGCGCGGGGCGCACCCATGGCGGCGGCGACGGCGGCCGGCGCCAGCGCCGGCGCGGCGGCGAAGGTCAGGCCCACGGCGCCGACCTTGGTCAGCGTCTTGGCCCACGCCGGCATGCCGTTCCAGATCTTCGCCCAGCCGGTGGAGAAGGCCCGCGCGACGGCGTCCATCAGATCCTGGAACCACCGCGTCAGGCCGCTCCAGTGGGCCTTGACGAAATCGACCGCCTTGGCGAAGCCGATGGCGGCGGCGATCGGCGGCGCGAACGCCAGGCCCACGATGGTGAGGATCGAGCGGAACCACCCCGGCAGCCTGCCCCACGCGGCCTTGATGCCATCGACGATCTTGCCGAAGAAGGCCGTGATCGGCGCCCAGTTCTTGATGACGGCATAGACGGCGAAGCCCAGCGCCACGCACGCGGCGATCAGCGCGGCGATGCCGAGCACGATCAGACCGACGGGGTTGGCGTCCATGGCGACATCGAGCAGGGTCATCGCCCCGGTCAGGCCGCCGACGGCCGGGATCAGGCCAATCAGCGCGCCGGCGAAGCCAATGAAGCCCTGCACGATCGTCGCCACGCGCAGCAGGCCCATGACTTTGACCAGGCCGCCGATCGCGCCGGCGGCCGTAACGACGTTGGCGACGAACTCCAGCGCCATGAAGCCGCCGAGGATGGCCAGTGCGACCTTCAGGCCCCCGACCTTCTCCGTCGCATTCAGGAGCTTCGGCACCAGCCACGCGACGATGTCGAGCAGCTGGCTGAACAGATTGATCAGCGCCGGCAGCTGGTCGACCAGCTTGCCCATCGCCTCGGTGAACTTCTTGACCACCGCCGGCTGCAGCTTGACGATCACGGCGGTGAGCTTATCGACCAGCTGGCTCATCACCGGGATCAGGCCGACGCCGATCCGCATCTGCAGGCCATCGAGCGCCAGGCCCATCCGGTTCTTGTTCTGGATGAACTTTTCGGACGCCTCGGCGTCGGCGGTGCTCATCACCGCGTGGGCGGCGTCGAGCTGGGCCTCGAACTCGGCGATCTTGGCCCGGCCCGCCGTCAGCATCGGCAGAATCTGATAGCCGGAGCGCGAAAATAGATCGAGCGCCAGCTTGGCCCGCAGGGTCGGGTCCTTGATGGCGGAGAACCCGTCGACCAGGCGCAGGAACGCCTCGTGCGGGTCCTTGGCGAGGCGTCCGGCGTCGGCCGCCGAGATGCCGAGCGCATTGAGCGCCTTGACCGTCTCCTTTTGGCCGTTGATGCCATTCTGCAGGTGGGTCTGAAAGCGGAAGAAGACGGCGCTGAGGCCGTCTTGGTCGACGCCGAGCTGCTTGGCGGCGAAGCCCAGCCGCTGCATGTTCTCCGCCGTCGTGCCGGCCTTGATGCCGGCGTGCAGGAAGCCCTCGCCCATCTCCGCGACGCGGTTGGTGAGGGCGAAAAGGGCGCCGCCGGCGCTAGCGACCGCGCCGATCGCCAGGCCCGAGCCGAGCATGCTGGTGAAGCTGAGCTTGTGGAAGGCCGCGCGGACCGCGCCGGCGCGGGCTTCCAGGCCCTTGAGGCCGTTGGCGACATTGCGCAGCGGCGCGGTGGCCCGGTCGAGGGCCTGGATGATCAGACTAAGCTTTAGATCCTTCATCGCAGATACGCCGCGCCTGACCGTGCCACATCATCAGTTCGTCGAAGTCCATCGCCCACAGGGCCTCCGGCCCGAAGTGGTAGACGGCCGCTAGGTCGCCGAGGAGGTTCCGCCATCCCGCAGGGACGGCGGCAGAAAACCCTCGATCACCTGCCCGATCTCGGCGACGTCCTCCACGTCGAGCAGCGCAACGAGCGTCGAATTGAGCCCGGTCACGCGGGCGATCAGCTTCATCGACGTGCCAGGGCGCCCGGCGTTCTGTTCGAGAAAGTCGATGTCGGCGCCATTCAGCCGCCGGATCTCGACGGTGTCGACCGCGACCACGTTGACCTGGCCGCCGGCGACGCGCTGCTGTTGCTCGATCGGAAACTTGAGCTGATAGACGGTCGGTTCAGACGCCATTGAGGATCTCCACGGCGGGCGGCCCGGTGAAGGTCACCTTGGCCTTGCCCTCCTTCTGGGTGACGGGCGGCGGCTCGCTGCACCAGCCGCCATTGATCTGCCAGGTCTGGCCGGTGTCGGCCTTGGCGAGGATCGTGGCGCCGCCGCCTGGGACGATGCCCGCGAAGAAGGCGAAGCTGAAATTGCCGTCGACGAAGACGTTCAGCTCGATCTTGGCTTCCATCACCTCGGCGCTGGCGCCGACGACGGTGTTGCCCTTGCGGGTGACCCAGTTGATGCCCCCAGGGTTGATGGTGGAATCGTCGCCGCACGGAATGGCGACGCCGTCGATCTCGATCGACATCAGTCCTAGGATTTGGCCGGCCATGACGGGTGCGCCCTCCTAGAACGCGAAGTCGATCTGGGCCGCGAAGACGCGCAGGCCGCTGATGATGTTGGGCGGGATCAGCGCGTCGACCTCCGAGGGGTTGGAGGCGTTGCGCTGCACGACGAGAAGGCTCTGGAACTGGGCGACGTTGTCGACCAGGCCCGCGTCCTGCCACTCGTAGGCCAGCGCCACCAGCTCGGCCCCCAGCGTCTTGGGCGTGACGATGTTGGAGCCCGGCGGGACCGGCGTGCCGTCGTCGGCCAGCTTGCAGCGCGGGAACTTCTGCTTGAACCGCACGCCGACGGTGTAGCGCAGGTAATTGAGGGTCAGCAGGGTGTTGACGTCCAGATAGGACGGGTCCGGCGCGCCGTCGGCGTTGAACTGATAGGTGGTGATCGGCCGCTCGATCTCGACCAGGCCGCCGGGGTCGACGACGTTGGTCGAGATGCCGTCCATCAACAGAGACTGGCGCTCGGTCCGGGTAAACCGTTCGCCGGGGTTCGGCGCGATGTCGCCGACCAGCACCAGGGTCTGGAACGGCCGCGCCGGATCGATCGAGCCATAGAAGGCGATGGTGGCCCCGAGCCTCGCGGCGCGCTCCCAGGTGTTCGCCGGGCCGCTGGCTTCGGTGATGGTAATGTCGGGGCTGTTCATCGTCGCGCCAAGGTCGGCCAGCGTGCCGAGCGAACCGTTGGCGGCGCAGAAAGCCGAGCCCTGCTTCTGCTCCATAGGACCGCGCCGGTTGGCCAGCTCCGTCGCCAGCGCCACCAGAGACTCGCCGTCCGTCCATGGCCAGACGATGAAATGATATTGCGTGTCGCCCATGGCCGCCAGGGCCGCGGTGACGGAGGGGTTGCCGGCGCCGGCCACGCCGGCCGCGATGGTGAGCGCCAGCCCGGTCGGCATGACGTCGCTTTTGAAATAGTTGGTGCGGATGTCGATGCCGCTGCCTGTGAGGCCCTTCCAGGCGCAGGTCAGGGTCGCCACCGCGCCGGCCGCCGCCGCGTTCAGCGGCAGGTCGGCGATGGCGTTGATCGCCGCGGCGATCTCGGTGGCCGTCTGCGCGTCGGTCTCTGTGCCCGCGACACCGACCAGAACCTGCTCGCCGCCGATATAGAGAGCCAGCGTCCCCGGCGCCGTCGGCGGATCGGTCACGGTGATGGTATAGGTCGCGAAGACGCCTTCCGGGTTCTGGGCGACGGCGATGACATCGACCGGCGTGGCGGTATTGCACTCGAACCACGCCTTGCTCATCTTGTCGATCATCGAGCCGAGACCGTATTCGGTGGTGACGTTGGCCGGGCCGAACACGCTCGTCGCCTGATTGAGACCGCCAGGACTGCCGGGGAGCGCCTGGCCGAAGATCACCGCGCGGGTGTTCCAGATCGCCAGGCCCGGCTGGGCCTGGACGTCGGAAAACTCGATGAACGACCCCGGCGTAAGGATGCCGACCGGGATGCTGTTGAAGCTGATCGCGCCCATGGTCTACCAGCCGCCCTTTTGCGAGGGATCGGGCGCGCCGCCCGAGGTGGTCGCCGCCGCGGCGTCCGGCGCAGGCCCCTTGGCCGGGGCGGGGGCCGGAGGCGGCGGCAGCTTGGCGGGGGCGGCGGCGGCCGGCGGCGCGGCCTCGGCCGGCGCGGGATCGTCGACGTAGACCACGTCGCCGTCCTGCAAGCGCCGCTGCCAGAAGCTGTTCCACTCGACCCTCTCGCCGGCGTCGCTCAGCAGACCTCCACGGCCGTCGGGCCTGCGCACTCGGCGCCCGTCGCCGGGTTTGATCAGACGGATGTCGCTCATGCTGGCTCCAGGCAAAGTTCGATGTTGTCGGCGGCGACCGCAGCGGCGTCGTCGGGAAGATCGGCCCGGTCGACGTGGCCAAAGGGCGCCGGGTCCCAGTTGGGATGGAAGGTCTTGAACTCGGCGATGCCCGCCAGGATCGGCGCGCAGTCGAAGTAGAGCGCGGTGTCGAAGCTGACCGCGAATATCGAGACCTGGCGCAGCTTGGGCACGTCGGAGGTCTCAACCGGCATGATCGAGGTCGGCGTGAAGCTATCGATGTCCAGGCCAAGCCGCTGATCGGACAGCAGCTGCAGCGCGTCGGTGGCCAGTTGGTAGGAGCCGGGCTCGGAGGGCGAGCCGCCGAGGCGGCGGGAGACCTCGTTGCGCAGGTTCTGCGCGGCGACCACCAGGCCGAAGGCGCAGTGCGCCCGCCAGCGGCCCGGCATCACCCGCTCGACGCGGTGCGCGCCGGCGAAGGCCGACCAAGCCGCCGGATACCGAATGACCTCGCTCTCCAGGAACGAATCGAAATTCTTGGGCCAGTTCTCCAGCGTGGCGTAGGCGTAAGGCACCGCCTTGGCGTCGCAGGCCGCCTTGATCCGCGCCAGCATGGCGTTTTCGACCAGGCCGATCATGCGGCCACCCGCTCGATGTAGCGCTCGATCTGGGCGCTGATCTCGATGCGGTCGGACGTCGAGACGCCCAGATACGGCCGCGCCGGAATGGTCACCCGGTGCGACTTGCGGCCGGCTTTGCCGCCGAGCTGGTGGATCCTGGCGTAGACCAGGTTCGAGCCGACCACGGCGTGCGTGTCGTCGGCGTCGTGGGTGATGGAGTCGCGCAGCCGCGCCTTGCGGACAAGGGTCTTGCCGCCATGCGCGATCACCCGCAGCGATGGCTTCCACGGCGCGCCCTCGGGGCTGATGCTGGTGCGGAAACGCACGCGGGTCGACGATTCCAGCACGGCGCCGACGATCTTCATCAGCGGCGCGGGATGCTTGAGGCCGCCCACCACCTGCGCGAGCCGGCGTTCGACCTGGGCCAGCTCCGGCGTGCGCAGGGTCAGAGAGACGCCGTTATCGTCGCCGGCCATCAGAACCTCGCCAGCTTGTGGCGGCTGAACCGGCGCGGATCGCCGCTCGTTTCGATCACGTCCGAACGCGGCGGCGGCTCGACGCCGGCGGCGTCGATCTTGACGGTTCCCCGGCTGATGCCCTCCAGCGTGCGGATCGCCTGGGCGTGCCGGTCCTTGACGATCTCCGGCGCCTGGTCGGCAAAGAGCCGATAGCGGGCGATGTCGCAGCACAGGTCGGTCAGCAACGGCGGCGCCGAAAGCAGCGGCAGGGCGTACTTGGCCCCGACATAGCCGTCGATCAGCGAACGGGCCGAGTCGAGCGCCGGCTGCGCCACGGTCGCGTCGATCTGGTCGGCCGGCGGACTGCTGCGGTCGGTGAGCTGGATCATCTCCCGCGTACCGAAGCGGGCGACCATGTCCGAAACGCCGGCGTAGTCCGTCATTTGCCACGCGCCCGGCTCCTGGGCTTCGCGGCCGGCTTAGCCGGCGCGGCGGCCTTATGCGGCGCCGCGGCCGACAGCGGCGGCGCGTGGCGCCCGACCTCGGGCGGCATGATCAGCTCGATGTTCGGATCCTGCACCAGCGCGCGCAGGCCGTCCTCGCCGATCCGGCGAAGGGTGACCTGGTCGATCTCGACCATCGCGCGGCCGTCGCCCCACGCCGCGGCGGCGGCGTCGAACTTGAGACCCCCCCGCTGGTAGGGCGAGCGGGCGCTGATCGCGCGGATGATCATGGCCGGTCAGGTCTCTAGAGCCAGGGCACGTTCAGCGGCTTGGCGGTGCCTTTCCAGACGTTGCTGACCGCCGCGCCGCCCTGGAGCACCAGCTCGGCGTTGAGGATCTGCAACGCCGCCGCTTCCAGGGTCGGCGGATAGGCGAGCGTGTCCGGCACGATGCCCAGCGGGCGCCCGTAGTCGCCGGTCAGCGACATCAAGCTCGTGCGCGCATTGGCGTAGGCCGCCGGCGTCAGGGGCTCGGTGGAGCCCCAGCAGAACTGCGGGAAGGCGTAGCCGACGTTGTGCCGGGCATCGACGCCGTAGACGAACTCCTTGCGGTTGAAGACGTTCTCGTCCTCGGGCTTGTCCAAGGCGACGAAGGTGAACGGCTTGCGCTTCTGGAAGATGATCGGCTTGAGGTAACGCCTGCTGTCGAACAGGAACCAGGCCGGACTGCCGTTGCCGCCCGCGCCCGCCTCGGTGTTGGCGTAGGTGGTCATGTTGCCGTTGACGTCCAGCACCGGGTGCGCGGTCGAGAAATAGGGCTGGCCGTCGAAGCACGCGTTGACGAAACCGGCGGCCAGCAGCCCCCACACGAGGACGTCCTTGTTGGCCACGACGGACATGCCCATCTCGGAGAACAGCGGCCCGTAGACGCCCAGATTGTCGTCCTCGATCGAGTTGCGATCGACGCCGATGCTCAGCTCGAAGTCCTTATTCTTGACGTAGTACGAGCTGCTGGAGATGTTCTGGACCATGCGGTCGCCGATCCACTCCCGCACGTTGGGCAGCTTGCCGAGCCAGCCGTACTCCTCGGTGCCGGTAGTAGAGTTCACCTCCACCGAGAC